TGGAACACAGACACATAAGTGGGTATTAGAGGGTTTATTTGGTCCTTCTTATAAGATAATCAAGACTGAAGAGTTAATGAAGAAGGGTCATGTTGCGACTTTGGATATTAACGTGCTTCTATTGAAACACTCACCGAATAAATTTGAGACATTTGAAGATGAAATACAATATATCATTGGACATAATCGAAGAAATAACTTTATCAAAAACCTCGCATTAGATTTATCTGGTAATACTTTAATACTTTATAGTCGTGTTGAGGCACATGGACAACCATTATTTGATCTCATAAATAAAAGTAAGTCTGATAATCGTCGGGTTTTCTTTGTACATGGTGGTGTAGAAACCGAAGACAGAGAGAATGTTCGTGCAATCACTGAACGTGAAAACAATGCTATAATCGTTGCATCATATGGAACTTTCTCCACAGGAATTAACATTAAAAATCTACACAACGTTATTTTTGCTAGTCCTTCTAAATCAAGAATTCGGAATCTTCAATCTATCGGAAGAGTCCTGAGAAAGGGAGATCGTAAACTTAAAGCAACATTGTATGACATTGCTGATGATATAAGTTATAATAAGAGAAAGAATTACACATTAAATCACTTGATTGAAAGAATTAAAATCTACAATCAAGAAAACTTTAATTATGATATAGTCAACATACCTTTAAAAAACTGATGGGAGAAGAATTTATTGCTGTTATTAAATTAGTGTCAGGAGAAGAAATCCTTGCATCAGTTTGTATTGATGAAACTGGTGAGGAACCAATTATAATCGCACATCATCCTGTAACTATGAAGATGATCAGTAATGGATTATATGTAAAAATTAAACCTTGGATGGAACTAGCAGATGATGATATGTTTGTTTTCAGACCTGATAAGATTATTACAATGACTGAAATTAAAGATCAAAAAGTTATCAAGATATATGAACGATACGTCGAAGAAGAAAATAGTGACTTTGATATGAATAAACTTCAAGCATCAGGTGGTGAAGTTAAACCTGATGAAAAAATGGGATATGTCTCCAGTGTTGAAGATGCTCGTAAAAAACTTGAAGAAGATTGGAAGAGACCCTTTAATACTAATAAAGAAAGCTAATCTTTTCCCTTAAACCTCTACAAAGGTTATTGTACACATATTTCAAGGACTTGTCAAGTATTTAAAATATGCTATAATAAATGTTAGTTAAGACAGACAAAACACATGCCTAGAAAGAAGTCTGAACATTATGTAAACAACAAAGAGCTCTTAGAGGCATTGATTGTCTATCGAGCAAAGGTTGCTCATGCAAAAGAGAATGATTTACCAAAACCAAGAATTACAAACTATCTTGGAGAATGTTTTCTTAAGATCGCAACTCATCTATCATATAAACCAAACTTTGTAAACTATATGTTCCGTGATGATATGATATCAGATGGGATTGAAAACTGCGTTCAATACATACATAATTTCGACCCAGAGAAGTCTCGCAATCCTTTTGCATACTTTACCCAGATTATACACTATGCCTTTCTCAGACGCATACAGAAGGAAAAGAAACAATTAGATATTAAAACAAAGATTATTGAGAGAAGTGGATTTGATGAAGTAATGAATGTAGATGATAATGCAATGTCAGGTAGTAGTTCTGATTATAATACAATCAAAGATAATATCGCATACAAATCAAATAATAGATGAAGATAGCAATTATAACCGATACTCATTTCGGTGCAAGAAAAGGTTCTAAGCATCTTCATGAGTATTTTGAAAAATTCTTTACTAATATATTTTTTCCTGAGTTAGAGAAAAATAATATTGATACTATCATTCATATGGGTGATATATTTGATGGTCGTAAATCAATTGACTATTATAGTTTGCAGTGGTCAAAGAGAGTTGTATTTGAACCATTGAAAAAGTATAAAGTATATTCAATCGCAGGTAATCACGATTGTTATTACAAAAATACAAATGAAATCAACTCACCAGAGTTGTTATTGCAAAACTATCCAAACATAGTCACACATTCAAGTCCGACTGAGATTGAGGTGGGTGGATTAAATATTCTCCTTTTGCCTTGGATTAACGTTGAGAACTATGATGAAAGTAAGAAGGCAATAGATGAGTCCACCAGTAAAGTTGCGATGGGTCATTTAGAGATTAATGGATTCAAAGCCACCCGTGGACATATGATGGAAAATGGTATGGATACAAGTGTCTTTGATAAGTTTGATGCAGTATACTCAGGTCATTTTCATACTAGGTCTACAAATGGTAAGATACATTATCTTGGTAATCCGTATGAAATGTTTTGGAATGATGTGAATGATACTAGAGGTTTTCACTTCTTTGATACAGAAACTTTAATTCATACCCCTGTTAATAATCCATATCAACTATTTCATAACATTTATTATGAGGATACTCCATATCAATTGTTTGATGCAAGTTCTTATAAGGGTAAAATAGTTAAGGTTATCGTTCGTAAAAAATCAAATCCAAAAGAATTTGAAAAATTTATTGATAAGTTATATGGTGTCGGTGTAGAAGATTTAAAGATCATTGAAAACTTTGACATACAGGTTGGAGATGAGTTTGATATTGATGAAGATGAGAATACACTTTCAATTTTAAATAGATATATTGATGATAGTGATTTTGAATACGACAAAAATATTATTAAAAATATCTTTAAAGACCTTTATAGACAAGCCTGCGAGGTAGAGTGATGTATATCCTCACATTAAAAACTAGAAAAGATGATGGTGCCTATGCTGTTCAAGACAAGCATGGAGATAAAGTTTTGTTTCTATTTGAAGAAGAGGATGATGCTGATAGATATGCAATGATGCTTGAGGATGATGAAAAGTATGAAAAAGAAATGGCAGTTGTAGAAGTTGACGATGAGCTTGCCATAAAGACATGTAAGATGTATAATTATAAGTATACTGTGATTACACCTGACGATTTCGTAATACCCCCTAAGAATGATAACGTTTCAAAAGATTAAGTGGAAAAATTTTCTCTCAACAGGAGATCATTGGAGTGAGATAGATTTTCAAGGACACACTACTAACCTAGTTGTGGGAACTAATGGTTCTGGTAAATCCACAATGTTGGATGCCCTGACATTTGTTTTATTTAATAAACCATTTCGTAAGATTAATAAGTCTCAACTTGTGAATGCTACAAATGAAAAAGATTGTGTGGTAGAGGTTAAGTTTTCTGTTAATAGTAAAGATTATCTTGTCCGAAGATCTATCAAACCAAATAAGTTTGATATTGAAGTTAATGGAACATTAATGCATAAGGAGTCAGATGATAGATTAAATCAAAAGATATTAGAAGAGAACATATTAAAAGTAAACTATAAGTCATTCACTCAGATTGTTATCTTAGGAAGTAGTAGTTTTGTTCCTTTCATGCAATTATCTACAAGTAATCGTAGAGATGTGATTGAAGACCTACTTGATATTCGTATCTTCTCTGCGATGAATAATCTTATCAAAGAAAAGATTCGCACAGAGAAAGAAAAGATAAGATCTTTAGATTTAAAGAGAGATAATATTAAAGATAAAATATTCATGCAGGAAAACTTTATTAAGGAGTTAGAGGAACAGGGAAAAACTAATATTGCAGAGAATGAAAAGAAAAGAGATAGGTTAGGTGATGAGATCTGTGTTCTTATAATGCAGACCGAAGACTTAGAAGATAAGGTTTATGGATTAACTGAAGAGCAAAAGGATCTAACTGGTGCAGGTGAAAAGTTGTTAAAACTTAATAATCTGAAAGGTAAAATATCTAATAAAGTAACAACGCTTACAAAAGAACATAAGTTTTTTACAAGTAATAGGGTTTGCCCTACCTGTACACAGGATATAGAAGAAGAGTTTCGCTTAAATAAAATCGGTGACGTTGAAGCAAAAGCATCAGAACTTAAAAAAGGATACGAAGAACTAGAGAGTAGTATTAAATCTGAGCAAGAACGAGAACGTCAGTTTAATCAATTAACAAAGGAGATTTCTAAACTCAACAATGGCATTTCTAAAAACAATACGCAAATTTCAGGTTTTCAACGACAAATCAGAGATCTGGAATCAGAAGCTAAAAGATTTACCGAACAACTTGCGAATAGAAGTACTGAAAATGAAAAACTAATAGAGTTTAATTCAAGTCTCCAAACAACATTAGAAGAATCCTCTGATAGAAGAGAAGAAGTCGTATACCATGACTTTGCATATTCTCTTCTCAAAGATGATGGTGTAAAGACTAAAATAATCAAAAAGTATTTACCTTTTATAAATCAACAGGTAAATAGATACTTACAATTAATGGACTTCTATATCAACTTTACGTTGAATGAAGAGTTTGTAGAAACTGTAAGATCACCAATACATGAAGATTTTTCATACTCATCATTTAGTGAGGGTGAGAAGATGCGTATTGACCTTGCCTTATTATTCACATGGAGAGAGGTTGCAAGAGTTAAGAACTCTGTAAATACTAATCTATTGATTATGGATGAGGTGTTTGATAGTTCACTTGACGGATTTGGAACAGATGAGTTTTTGAAGATTATTCGTTTTGTGATTAAAGATGCAAACGTTTTTGTAATATCTCATAAGTCAGAACTACATGATAAGTTCAATAGTGTGATTAGATTTGATAAGGTAAAGGGATTTAGTCGAATCGTTTCCTGACCAGTTGAAAAAGTGTCCACTCAACCCTACTAACCATAGGGTTACGATGTATACTGGATATATCAGATAAGAAACCACCATGCAGATCAAACACGACGTTAAAGGAC